CTCCCTTCTCGAAAGCCTTGATTTTCGCTCCTTTCGCGGCGAATCCTTGGTTTTTGCCAATGATTTCTCCGAGATATTTGCGCATGGCTTTTGGCGCTGTTTGTTGGCGCCAGAGGTCGTAGGCACTCTGGAGTTCTGCATTCCTCTTTTCCTCACCTGCGGGGACGGTTGGTTCTCCTGGGTTTGACATTTGGCGTTAACATGTTGCCCGGAGCCCAGTATGTCACCTCCGACGACGCAGAGCACTTTAGCCTCATCATCGATTCCAATGACTACCGGGAAGCTATCGAGATCTTTCGTCTGTCGCACTTTTCGTATTGCACAGGCTAATTCTCCTGATGCTAAATTCAGTATGCTCAAGACGCATTCTCGGATAGCTTGGTCGTCCTTCTGTGGCCACGACTGTGACATCTTATAGACTTCCTCTCCAGTCAGGCCCTTCGGGACTAATAAAGGATTCAGTTCAATGACTCTGGCAGCCCAGTCGCTGATCAGGGGTGTGTGCTTATCGGTAACAAGGTATCCAGCTGCTTTGTTGACAGCGGCTTGTTCCCGGGTAACTCCCTTTGAGGCCGATAAATGTAATTTTGCCAGCGTACGCACTGGATCCTGGAATGAATCCAATCGCGTGAGCGGATGTACAAATATTCGGCCAAGGAATGTTGCCCAGGAATCTTGATCACGCTGCTCAATTTTCAACTGGAGTCCTAGCCTTTTGCTCACACTAACTAACATTTCTATTAGCCCTGGCACCATCGACTGATTGCCATCATCGCCACAGAACATGGTTGAAGCCTTTAATTCCCTCCAGGCCATATCCTTGTTTTTGCCAAGTTCACGGAGTGCACAATAAGCTATAAAAGCATTAATCATTGTGTTTCCATCCGTAGTAATCGGACTTCCACTGCGAGTCCCCCAGCCCGGGTTATACCTCAGGCCGGTTGATGTTGTGGCTCGCTTGATGAACACTTGAGAGAAATAAAACTCCAAATCATTACGGTCAGTTTGTTGACACCACCGCATATAACTTGCCTGAACAACTTGTGTCTGCAAGAATGCCGAAATGGTGCCATCAAACCGAGAGTAATCAGTCTCAGCCAGACCAGCCCTTGAATTATTCATCAGTTTGGACATACGCTGAGCGATTTGGGTTGGCGTCATACCAGGCGCATACCATGGTTGTTTCTTCAAAATGTCCTCCTTAAATGCATAGGTGAATTTGGACATATGAATCGTGGTTGATGCGTCACACGTGGTTATGTTGCGTGGATCATTAGGAACCCCATAAGCCTCAGTTTTAATGAAGCATTTGAGGTTGTTTTCATCACGCAGCCCCATAAGGGCTTTGACGGCATTGGACCTGGCTTTCTGCATTGGCCGGTTTTGCTGCGCCATCACTTCTTCAGCTGAGATTGGGGCGCCCTTGCCTACTATGTTGTTCGGGACCAACTGGGTGGTAAATTCCAACGCGTACGTTTTGAATAACGGTG